CTAAGCCTTTCGTTGCTTGGGTTTGACGGGGCGTGCGCGGGTTTGGTCCCCGGATTTTCCCCAGATTGCGTTGATGGTGCCGGCCAGCTCCGACGTGTTCACGTGGGCGTATCGCATCACCATTTGGACCGACTTCCAGCCCCCCAGCTTCATCAGGGCTGTCAGGTCGCGGTTGGCTTGATAGTGCCAGGTCGCCCAGGTGTGGCGGCAGTCGTGAGGGCTGAAATCTGCGATTTCGGCGCGCTTGAGCATTCCCGCCCATGCGGTCTTGATTTGACCGCCACCTCCCGCGCGCACCTCGTAGGCTTCGCCCAGCGGCGTCAGCTTACCTCCTGCCGTCAGACGGGGCAGGGAGCGTCGGAACACGGCTCCGGTGCGATGGGGGAGGGCAGACAGCGCAGCGACAGCGCGCGGGTGTAGGGGAACGCCTCGCGGTTCCCCGTTCTTCGTTTCAGGAAAGACGACATGGGCGCGCGCAAGGTCCACGTCGCGCCAGTCCAGATACAGGGCCTCGGCAATCCGGGCGCCGGTCGAGAAAAGAAAGATGACCAGCGGCCGGATGTGAGGCGCAGCAGCCTCCACCAATCTGTCGGCTTCGTCGTGCGTAACCCAGCGGATGCGACCAGCCGATTGCTTGGGCCGGGCCAGGACGGGCTTTTCGCACCACTTCTTGCGGGCGGCATGGTGCAGGACAGCGGCGACGGGGGTGTAGATGTGCCGGTTGATCGTGGCGCCCGACGCGCCCGGTTTCAGCTTGCGGGCCAAGGCCTCGATCTCGGCCTGACCGATAGCGGCGAGCGGCTTGCGCCCGATGGCGTTGAGGATCGGCGTCAGGTGTGACCGTTCACCACCGGCTTCCATGTAGCTCAGGGCCGCCTCCGCGAATGTGCGGACAGCGGAATCACCGTGGACCGATCGCTTGAGCAGTTCGGCTTCCCTGACCGCCCTGATTTCCTCGGCGGCTTTGCGGTCGCGAGTGCCAGTGCTTTCGTCAACGCTGATGCGCCGGACGGTCCCGCGCAAATACCAGTTTGGCGAGCCGTGTCGTCGTTGGATGGTGAGGGGCATGGGAGGCGCTCCAGAAGTGTTTCCATGTCGGCAGGCGTGAAGACGTAGGTGCGGCCGTGCTTTCGCCCCACGCTGTAGGTGCGGGCCATTCCAACAAGCGCCCGCTCGCTGAACGGGACAAGCCCCTCAGCCACAAGCTGGCGTGCAGTCTTCATCTCCGGCCAACCCACCATCAGACGTCCCACCTCCGGTAGCGATTGGCGAGCGTCAGGGACGCGGCGGGCTGGTCCTCGCTGTGCCGGGTATCGAATAGGCGCGCGACGTGGATCAGTGCGGCCGTGCGGACGCTTTCGGGGATCGCGTCTCCAGGCGTCAGACCGTCAGCGTGGGCGAGTGCGGTTTCAGAGGCCGTCAGGATCAGTTGAGCGATCAGCTCGTCCTCGTCGTCGTAGTCAAGGCGCAGGAACGCCTTGGCCTCGGCCAGGGTGATGATTGGCTCAACCATTGGCCACCTCATCAGGAACAGACCCAAGCGCCACCCAGTTGGCGGGCTGGTGATACACGTCGCCGCCGGGAATCGGGGTCTCGTTCTCGCGCCGCCGGATGTCGTTCGGGGACAGGGCGCCGATCTCGCGGCCGATCCGATAAGCCTCGAACCGGGCCGTAACGTCGCCTTTCAGCAGCGCGGCCAGGTCATGCTCGATGTAGAGGGTGCGGCGAGCGTCATCGGTCAAAAGGCAACGCATCATCGCCGCCTCAATGCGGCTGGCGAGCGGTCCCAGGCAGTTGGCCACCAAGGCGCGAGCCTCTTGCTCGGTGTTGGAATAGGTCGCTTTGTCGGTGATCCCCACGCTCGTCGGCGGAACGCCGAACAGGCGGGCCACGTCCTCATTCGACAGCTTCTGACTGGCTAGGAATTCGGCGTCCTCAGCCGTCCAGGCGAGAGAGGTGTATTTCGCACCGCCGTCCATGATGAGAAGCTGACCGGCGTTGGCGGACCCTTGCAGCCGATCGGCCACAGCTTCGCGGATTTTCACCCGGGCGTCACCCGTCAGGCGCTCGTCATAAGACATCACGCCGCTGGGGCGCAGACCGTTGGCGATCAGGTTTTGCGCCGTCTCGGCCTGGCTGACTCGCAGGGCCATCGCACCACGACCATACTGGATCGCGGACAGCCCGATCACGCCGTCCCGTGATGGCCCGCGAACGTGCAGGATTTCCTCCTGCAGATAGGTCGTCAGACCACCGCGCGGGTCGGTGTGACGATACCGCAGACGGCCGCTGGCCAGACGCTCCACGGACACAAGGCCCGGCTCCAGGGGATAGATCGCCGTCACCTGGCCGCGATTGTCTCGCTCAAGACGTGCGTAGGCGTTGCCGTGCAGGTCCAGCGACCGGATCAGGAACTCGCGAGCCTCGAAGGCCGTCGCCTGGGGATTGGCCATGTCGTGCAGGACCGAATAGAGCGGCAGATCATCGGCCCGCTCTCTGCCGCCGTCTGCCGTCCGCCTGAATACGAACAGACCCGCGCTGGCCAGCATTTCGGAACGGATGTTGACGCAGCGCACGGCGACCGCGCTGTTAGACATCAGCGCGTCGGGGGTCACGGCGCCATAGACGCCCGGATAACCCGCCCAGCCCGCCAGATACGGATCGACGGGCGCAGGGTCCGCCGCGCGGGTCTCGCGCTTGAAGGGCCAAAGGTTCATGCCAGCGCCTCCAGATAACGGCGGGCCTGCGCCAGGCGCAGCAGCCGGTTTTCGGTTGCGGAGCGGGCGTTGATGACCGTGCCCCCATAGGCGGGCCACGCCTTCACCACGCTGATCTCGTATAGGGTCAGAGCCTCCAGCGTTCGCACGCCGTTGGCGCGGGTCTCGCCGCCGGGGGCGACGGCAAAGCCGAAGCTCATCCCGCCCAGGTCGCTGCGCTCGGCCAGGGCCAGCACGTCGCGGCCCTCGGTCGTGTCGGGAACGTCGATGGAGAAGGCCAGGCCGGTTGAGTCCTGCGACAGGCGCAGGGAGCCGGAGCGGGTGCGGGCCAGCAGTCGGGCGGGGTCGTGATCGACAAGGGCCAGAACGTCACGGCCAGAGGCCAGGGAGCCGGTGAAAGCCCCCGACCTGATTTCCTCGTCCACGCCGCCGACGCGAGCCCGCACGCCGAAGGTGGCCGCATAGCCCTCCAGCCGACGCCCGCGTGCGCGGATTTCGACAGGAAGGGAGCGACGTTCGGGTGCGGGCTGCATCATCAGGCCACCGTCACCCCGGAAGCCTTCACAAACGAGGCGGGACGGCGGACGCCGAAGTCCACCGTTGCCATGGCCCGGATCAGGACGTTCCCCTTGGAATAGGCGGTCTCGGCGTAGGGGTTCACCAGAATGTCGAGCTGCGACCAGATCCCCACCAGGAAGTCGGACCAGTCGCCATAGGCCAGGGCGTGTTCGTCATCGTCCGCGCCCAGGTCGTTCGGGGCTTGATTGGAGAACTGCACCGGCTCGCCGTGGAAGGTGGCGGCCCAGGGGATCGGCAAGCCATCCGTCGTGCGGAGCTTCATCGCGGACGCCTTGATCCCGTTCGTGGCCAGGAAGCCACGCGAGGCCGAAACATTGGCCAGGTCCGCCGCCGCGATCATGTCTGCCGTGGTCGTAAACAGGTCGGTGGCGAAGGGCACGGCGGCCACGCCGGGATCGTTCAGCAGCCCGCGCGGCTCGGCTCCAACGCCGGAACCGTTCAGGGCGGCGCGGTCGATCTCCAGCGCGATATTGCGCGACAGCATCTGGCGGATGATCCCGTCCACCGCCGGGCTGGATTGCATCAGCAGTTGACGCGACAGCTCGGTGATCGCACCGACGTGGTGCGGGGTCAGGGTCACGTTGTCGAACGTGGCGTTGCCGGTCGGCAGGGCCTGATCCTCGGCCACCCAGCCGACGTTCGGAGAACCGGTCTCGCGCGGGATGACGACGTTGCCGGTCAGGCCAGTTAGGACGGTTGCGCCCAGGCTTTGCAGCACCGTCGAGGCGGTCAGGGCCGACGTGAACAGGTCAGGCCGGAAGCTCTCGGGGACGATGGCGGCGCTCGTCCCCGTTGTCTGGGTGGCGCGGGTCTCGAAAACCTCGGTGGCGATGAAGGCGCCGTTCGCCTTGCGGCCGGCGCGGCGCTCAAGGAACGCCTGTTCGCGTTCGACCTTGGCTCGCTGTTCGGACGACAGGGCGCCCGGATCGACCTTGTAGAGCAGCGTTTCGCTGATCGACTGCGACCGGATTTCCGGGGCCACGTTGTCATTGATCGGCATTGCCGGGGCGGTGCGCTCGGCGTCGGCCAGGAACTGCGCCGAACGGATTTGGCGGTCCAGGTCGTCCAACTCGGGGCGCTTGGTTTCGATCTCCGACAGCTCGGCGTCGGTGAACTCGCGTCCAGCGGCGGCGGTGCGGATTTCGGTCAGTTTGTCCGCGACGGATGCGCGGCGCTCTTGCAGGGCAGGCAGGTTAGGCATGGGAAAAAGTCTCCATCTGGGCCACGCAGGCCACGCGGAAGGGGCGTCTCTCGACGGCGGGGTTTTCCATCAGGCCCAGGACGGGCGCGGGGAACTGGCGTCTCACGACGGCAATGGGGAATGCGACCTCGACACCTTGAACGTCATGAAGCCGGACCGAACCGGGGACCGCCACGCAGGTGTCTTTTCGTTGTTCGCCGGGTCGCGTCAGCGTCAAAGGATGGCGGCCCTTGAGCGACGACCTGGGGGCATTGCCAAGCGCGGCGGACCCCCTTTTGCCAGGCGCGGCGGGCACGGTCGCGGTGCCGGTTCGGATCATCAGGCGTCGCTCTCGTCTTTCGGGCCAACCTCTAGGGCGGCATCCTCCAGGCGGGCGACGGCATAGGCGCGCCAACGCTCCAGACGCCATTCGCGCACGGAGATGATTGCGGTGCCGCTCATCTCCGTAGCGTTGGCGTCGAACTCTGCGGCCCGCATCCAGACCGGCGAACCCATCTGCGAGCGGACGTGAACGAAGCGGTCGGTGTCCGGGTAGCACTTGAGGAAGCCCAGGAACTCGCAGGCCAAGTTTCCGGCGTAACGAGGCGTGACGCCCTCGCTCAGAAGTTGGCCGTAGAGCTTGAGCGCCATCAGATCGAGGATGTTGAAGCTGCGCGCCCGGCCGGGAACCGTGGCCGGGGCGCAGGGATAGAAGCCTTCCGCCACGGCTTCATTGAAACGCTGGCGGTCGATGTCAGCGATCTCGGCGGCAAGTGCCATCGTCGCGCGAAGTTTGGTCATGGGGTTATTCCGCTATTGGTTTCCCAATAGCTAGAGTCAACCAGTGGGGAAGTCAATAGGTGCTATCGGAAAACCGATAGGTTCCGCCCCTGGCCCGCGATAGCGCCCATTCGATTTCACACGGCAGAGGGCGCGCTCCGATCAGGTCGAGGTTATGCTCCAGGTCCTCCAAGGCGTCCCGCTGGGCTGGCGTCAGTGTATCGAGGTCGGGCATCAGTCATGCACCTCCGGCTCGCGGCCATCATGCTCAGCGTCGCCGTCGAAAGCGCCTTCGTCTTCGCAAGCCTCTTCAAGGTCGGTGTAGGCGACGCCGCCGGTCGGAGACCACCGGATCAGCTGATCCTGATTGTCGAAGGATCGCGCCTCTTGAAACGCGAGGTTGGGCTCGTCGCAGCCATCCGGCTCCAGATCCTCTAAATCGGCGTCGATGCGATCCAGCGCGTTGATGGCGGATTGCCGCAGGCGGTCGATGCGGTCGAGCGCGGCGGCGGCGCGGCGGGCATGGCGGGCGAAGCGGTCGTGATAGCGGCCCAGATGCTCCACCACCGCCTCCAGGCGGTCACGGTCTGTCGGGCTGATGAGGGGGAGCGCGTTAGGCGCACCTATGCTATGGGCGTGAGCAGCCATGACGTGATCCTTGCCTGATCCGTTGCGGTTAGGGGCGCGGGAAGCGTTGGCGCGCTTCCCCGTCCTGCTGATTGTGCTATCATGATTAACATGACTGTGCAATCACGATTAACGCGCAAGAAACCTGGGCCACCAGCTACAGGGAAGGGGGTGCCCGTCATGGTCCGCCTACAGCCTTCAGAACTGGCAGCGCTCGACGCCATTCGCGGTGATCAAACCCGTCCTGCCGCCATCCGCGCGATTTTGAGAGAAAAACTCGATGTCAGATCAGATTGATCAAAAGATTCGTGAGCTTCAGTATTCGGTCGCACGATTAACTGCTGTCCAGCGCGCGGGTGTAGCGGGCGACGAGGCAGTGTCGTTTGCGTTAGTCCACGGGGTCTATCCGGTAATGCACGACGGCAACCATGCGGAATTCAGCGACCAGTTTTCTGTTTCTCGAGAAAGCATGAACCGCGTCAGAAATGGATTGTTGGATGGGACGGTGAAGTCCGCGATGGACGTCGAGCGTCTATTTGATCATGAGCGCGAGCCGAACTTTAAAATCGCGGCCGGATTCGTCCTCCGCTACTTCTTTCTCTCAGGCCTTGAGATGACAGATAGAAAGTGGGCAGATTTCGGATTGACCACAGATGCTCGCCAGCCTTTTCGAGAGTTTAGTTGGGATGAAATATCGCTAGCCTAGGCCGCATCCACCCACGGCTCCCAAGCCTCGGCCTCCGGGCGCATCTCCATCGCGTGCAGCGCCATAGCCAGGGCCACCGCGCCGTCGATCCGGCCCGTCGCCCGGCTCTTGTCCAGCTTTCGGTTTCCTGCCGGGTCTGTCGTGACCACCGCATTGGAGACGCACCAGGTCAGGATGGGGTTGTTGCCGTGACGCAGTTTCCGTTCGGCCACCACGCGCTCCAGCACATCCACCGCCGGGGCCATGTCTCGATACCCCTGGCCATGTTCCACCATGTCCAGATCGGTCACGCCCTCGTCTGCGAGGGCCATCTTGAACGTCTCGATGCGCCAGCGGTCATAGGCGAGGGCTTGAACCTTGAAGCGGCTGCATAGCTGGGCCACGGTCGCGGCGATGAACCGGGGATCGGTCGCCGCGCCTGGCGTCGCCGTCAACGCCCCCTGATCTCGCCAGACGGTGTAGGGCACACGGTCCCGCTCCCCGCGATCCGCCAGCCCATCGCCAGGCAGATAGAACCACGACACTGCGTCAATCGAACCGTCATCGTGAGGGAATACGGCGACCAGGGCCGTCAGGTCGCGCGTGGCGGCCATGTCTAGGGCGAGCCAGCACGACTTGCCGTCGAGGTCGGGCGTGACCGGAGCGCCGCACGCCTTCCATTCGGACAGGGGCAGGAATCGGGTTTCCGCCGCGACTCGCTGATTGAGGATCAGGTTTCGGAACGCGGCCTCTTTCGAGGGTATGCGCTGGGCTTGGGACGCCTGGCGCGCCACGTCATCCAGCGAACGGAAGTCCCCCAAGGCCGGATTGGACAGCGCCCAGGTCTCGGGCGACCACGGGTCCGCATCCTCGGGGGCGGCATAGTGGGTCAGGTGGAAAGACGGATCGTCGATCTCACCGGCCGTCACCCGCAAGCCGTAGTCGATCAGTTCCGACATGGGCGCCAGGTCGTCGGGAGCCTGTGTGGAAATCACCAGCATCAGCGGATCGGCACGCGCGCCCATCGCAGTGTCCAGCGCGTCGAACAAGTCGCGTTTGGTCGCCTGGCCCAGCTCGTCATAGATCACGAATGACGGCGAGAGGCCGTGCTTGCCGGGCACGTCGGCAGATAGGGCCGCATAGACCGAACCCGTTCCGCCTAGATCCTCCATTTCCTTCGCATGGCGACGCAGGCTGATCCGGTCATCCAGGAACGGAACCTTCTCGATGATCGCCGCCATCTCGTTGTAGATCAGCGCCGCTTGCGCCCGGTCGTTCGCGGCCGAATAGACCTGACCTCGCGCCTCGGCCTCCGGTCCCGCCAGGTGACACAGCGCCAGGCCAGCAGCCAGTCCAGTCTTACCGTTCTTCCTTGGGAGACTTAAAACCGCCGTTCGCACCGGCCGGCGGTCGCCTTCCACCGCATAGACCGTCTCAAGAAACTGGCGTTGCCACGGACGCACGGCGAACCGCTCACCCGCCAGCGCGCCCGACGTAACCGGTAGGAACTCCAGGAACGCCACCACACGATCCACGCGGCTCAGCCCTTCCGCCTCCCAAGGAAGAGCTGCCACCGCCTCCACAGCCCGCTTTTCAGCCTTCTTGATGGGCTTGGCCCCAGGTCCACGCAGACCCATCAGACGCCCCAATCCCGAACTAAGTGCGAAGTCGTCTTGGCCGCCGGTCTTTGATCGACAGCCCCTCGTCCTTGAAGGGGGTTATCCCCCGTCAGGAACGGATGATTGGGATCGAGAGGCAAGCCGTCGGCGCCACAGCCCTTGATGGCGATGCCCTTGCCGCCTGCCCGGTCGAGGGCGTTGGTCTTGATAGAGTGACAGGGCGCACAGAGGGCGCGCAGGCCATCCATAGGCGGGAAGGCAGGGCCGCCCTGCTTGATGGCTACGACGTGATCGACGTGTTCGGATACGACTTTGCGGCCACGGTGTTCGCACGTCTCACAGAGAGGGGCTTCTGACAGCTTGGCCTTGCGGAGCCTTTGCCACCGGGCGGTCGTGTAGGGCCAGTCAGCCACGGGCGATCCTCCCGGCCAGGCGGCGCAGCTCCCGCTCTATCTCGCTCTTGTCTTCATGGAAGCGTTCCGGGTCACGGTGCGAGGGTGACAGGTGGCGCACCTTCTCGGCCATCAGCAGCAGCGGGTTCGCGTCACCACCACTGCGCCCACCTATAAAGGTGGTGGCGCAGGTGGCGCAGTGGCGCATACGGGTTGCGCCACCACCCTTTTCATCTAGGTGGCGCAAGGTGGCGCAGTGGCGCATCAGGACATCTCCGACCAACGGCCAACCTCGATCACCGGACGCTCTTTCCGATGCTCGTCAGTGGCCATGACCTTCACGAGGAGGCCCTCTTTCAACCACCGGGCCAGCAAACCCTTGACCTTCTGCTTGGCGGCCTTGTTCTCCAGGTCGAGGCCCAGCACCTCAGCGACGGCGATCCCGACCCATTCCTTCGCCTGGCTGTTCTCGCGCCACAAACCACCGTCCACCTTGCGCTGCACGGCCAGCAGATCGGCCGTCTGAACCCCGTCGAACGGGTCAGGCCATTGCCAGCGGGTGACGACGCCGACCTGATCGCTCTCGTTGAAGGCGTCGCCGTTATCCAAATCGACCCCGACCATCTGAAACCAGTCGGAGCCCTCGGGAGGGGGCGCGAGGTTGGCCTTGCCGTTATCGACCCGGAAGTAGGAGCGGTGACGCTCCACCCCGGCGCGCTCGGCTTCCTCTTTGCTCATCTGGTTGAGGACACGCGCAGAGCGGACAGCGGCCAGCAGCGCGCCAGCACCGCGACCGTCCTCGACTGTGATTTCCGGCCCGTGGGCCTTCCTGACGTGGTGGACCAGCTCAACCGCGACGTTGGCCTTGTCCGCGATCCTGGCCCATTCAGCCGCGACACGGCCGATGGCGTTGTTGTCGTTCTCGGTGACGGCATGGGAGCTGACGAACGGGTCAATGATGATGACGTCCAGATCGAACTCGCGGGCCGTGTCCAGCACGCGCTCGACGTTCGGCGCGAGGATGGTCGTTCCCGTGGCGGTCTGTTCAGCGACCAGCAGGGGCATCTCCCGGCCGCTACCAACGAAAAGCCAGTCTTCTAGGTCGCTGGCGCCCAGATCATACTTGAGGCAGGCCGCACCGATCCGGCGTTCGGTTTCCTCCATCGGGTCTTCGCCATTCCAATAAGCGACCTTGAGGCGCTGATCGGGTCGAACGCCCAGAAGCGGCTTGCAACTGGCCATAGCCATGCCTTCGACACCGACCAGCGACGACTTGCCGACACCGCCTGGGGCAAAGGTCGCGGAGATGAACTTGCGGATGTAGTGGCGGCCATAAAGCCAATCCCGGCGCGGCAGGCTAGACGGATCACGCCAGACGAAAGGGCGAACCCAGGCGTTCAGGGGCGTGTCGAGGTCTTCCGTGGAAGGCTCGTCATCGTTGGCCCGCGCCACCGCGATCTGACCCGCTTGGGAGCGACTGTCGACATATCGATCGCCGGTCCAAACCTTCTGTCCGCCCATGCCGTCGCCCACTCGTTGGCCGACAGATGGCTTTGCCCGCTTAACCTGGATCAGCCGCGCCGCTTCCTCGAACTCGGCGTCGTAGTCTCGAACAACGGTCAT